AATTATACAGCAGATACTGATTATGTAATTACAGATATAACAACAGATATAAGACTTCCTGATGGAAGACCTGCCCCAATAGATAAAAATAGTTCTGTGATCTATAAAGTAGTAAAACCACAGGCCATGCCGCCACCAATTCAGACATTAGTTCAAGATATGGCAGCTCAGCAGAAATTAGATGAAAAAATGGAAAAATCACAAAAAAAAGAGAAAAAATAATAAATAAGTCTTTTATTCAATCTATATAATAATATGATTATATATATTATTATATTGGTTATATGCCGATTTAGTTATATTCTTATGGTTATATTACCATTTAAAGAATAAAAAATATTTTTTATGTTCCTTTAAGTCATATATCTATATAAGCATATAACTAATAACATATATCTATATAAGCATATAACTAAATTAATATCATTTTTAAATAAAATATTAATAATTAGATTAAATATATAAAATTATTTTCTTTATTAATTATAAAAGATGAGTTTTCATTTTCCAAAAGATTTAGAACAAAATAATTTCTTTAAACATGTCTTATTTCCAATGTTTGAAGAGTACAAGAGTTTAAAGAACTCTTTCAAGATCATCAAAAACAGAAACTCCACTTATCCACGATTGGCTGATTCTCAGAAAAGAGGAAAACCTGCGGCTCTTGAATTATTATCAACAATATTAAAAAATAAAAATATTACTAATAAAATGCCGTTTTCAATTCTGTATAAGCTGGATTCAACAAGAGATATTCATCATAATGATGGATTATATTACATTGATGCTGATAAGCATGTTTATGATTTTTCTTATAAACCATTGGCTGAAGGTATTAAAGTTTATAATGAACAGATCAAGACATATATGGAGTCTGATGTTATTCAGAAGGAAGAAAGGATTGAACACCTTTTAACATTCATGTCGTCATTAGAATTGACACATTTAGAAATAATGAAAATAATCCATCATTTGGCCAGGATCTAAAAAGACACTTTTGGCTTTTTTATTCTCTAATACAATACTCCAAAAGTGTCTTTTAAATTAACTATAAATAATTAGATTAAAATAATAAAATATTATCTCATGTTATTATAAAATGGCATTTGTGGAAGATTGTGAAAATGATAATTACATGACTAATTCCAACGAATGGGAAAGAATAAAAGAATATATTCCAAAAGACAGAAAAATATGGTCTCCCTTTTATGGTGATGGAAAACAAAAAGAATATTTCAAAAAGATGGGTTTTGATATTATTCATGAGAATGAAGATTTTTTTAAAAATAATAAAGGGGATATTATAATTGATAATCCTCCATTTAGTAAAAAAAAACAAATATTTAAAAGATTGAAAGAAATTGATAAACCATTTATTTTAATTATTCCATCAGTCATGTTATGTTATAAGTATTTTCAAGAGTATTTTAGTGATGAGCTTCAGATCATTGTCCCAAGAACAAGAATCAAGTTTCAACATATCAATTCTGAAAATAAAAACTATACTCCCCCATATGCTTCTTTCTTTTTTTGTTATAAAATGAAGTTGAAAAAAGATTTAATTTTTATCTAATCTATATTATAAAACATGAACTTAACAGAAATCAGAAAATTAGTATCAAAATTAAATAATGATGATCGGATTGTTGGAGTTTGGAAAATGAAAAAACCCCAAATAATTGAAGCTTTAAAGAAAGTTAAATATGATTTAGATGAAGAAAAAAAACAACTCACTCCATCAGTGGCCATGAAAAGAAAGAAAATTATAAAACTTCCTAAAAAAAAATAATATTCTAAATAATATATAAAATATAGTATGAAGGGAATAATAAAAGCAGTAATAAAATGGTTCTCAAAACTATCATGTAAATCCAAATGCTGTAGTGGATCCAGTTGTGAGTGTGGTCCATCAAAACAAGATGATGGAGAAAATGATGAAAATTAAATTAATAAAATATAAACATATAACTTTTTATTTATATGTTTAGATTTAAAAAAATATCTAAATATATTATATATATAAAATGGAACAATTAAAAAAAGATATTCTTGATTCTCGTAATTTAAAACCTCGGAGCATTCAAGCATATATATTTAATCTTGAAAAATTACATGATAAAATGTTTGGAAATAAGAATATAACTTCTTTAGAATATTTAAAAGATACGAAGAAAGTCATGGGAATAATTGATGATCTTAAATTATCAACTCGTAAAACTTATTTAGCTTCAATTGTTGTAGCCTTATCAACAAAAGAAAAGAAATATGAAAAAGAACTCAAAATATATAGAGATGAGATGATGGACCTTATTGGTAAATCTAAAGATGAAGCTGAAAAACAAGAAAAAAGTACAACCCAAGCTGAGAACTGGACCAGCATGGCAGAATTAAAAAAAGTAATAAAAAAATATAAAAAAGATCTTCAGGATAGAGGAACATTTAAAAAGAATAAAGAAGATATAAATCCAAGAGAAAAAGCTCTGCTTCAGAAATGGATGGTTGGCTCTCTTTATGTTTTAGATGATAAACACCCTCCACTCAGGAATGACTTCACACCCATGAAAATTATTTCATATAAACAATATACTGATCTCACAGATGAAGAAAAAGGAGAGAATAATTATTTAGTTATTCAATCAAGAAATAAAAAGTTCTTTTCATTAGGTGAATATAAAACATCTCAAACTTATGGGGTGAAGAGAATTGATTTAACTTCTAAATTAAATAGTGTTATTAACATTTATCAAAAATATAATGATGGAGATTATTTAATATATAATGCCAAGAATCAACCAATGAGTCCGAACGGATTAACTAAGTATTTAAATAAAATATTTGAGCCTTCAGGAAAAAACAATATTAGTTCAACCATGTTAAGACATATTTATATTTCAGAAAAGTTTGGAGGACCCACTTTAAAAGAAAAGAAGGAAGTAGCTGAAAAAATGGGTCATTCAGTTTCAACTCAAGAAATATATAAAAAACAATAAATATTTAATAATTTAATTTAGTTTTTTTAGATTTTTTTTATATAATTATTTTCTAACTATATATAAAATGGCCAATTCATGGATAGAGTTCGTAAAGGCATATGCCAAGAAAAATAATATGAAATATAATGAAGCACTTAAGGATCCTAAACTTAGGGCAGCATACAACAAATCTAAAGGGACCTCAAAAGGTAAAAAAGGAGCAGTTAAAACCACAGGAAAAGGAAAGGATAAAGAGTTGGACGATACAACCAAAAAGGGAGGGGTCCGAAAAACAGCACGAAAAGCTTACTCAAGAAAAGAAAAATAATTTAATTTAGTTTTTATTTAATTTTTTATCTATTTTTAATTTCTAACTATATATAAAATATGAGCGGATTACAGAAATATTACCAATCAATTCAAAACTATGGGGGAACCAATGAAGCCATTAATAACTTTGTTTCTTCTTATCAACAGGCACCACTTGATGCTTTTAATGAAAAAATTGCTGATCTTAAAGAACAGGGCAGGAGTTTAGTGGAGGCTGGGGGAGCCGTAGAGGGATTATATGCTGGGGCCAAGGGGGTCCAAAAATCTGTACAAGCATGGAAAGCCAAATATGGAAAAAAACCACAAAACCAAGACGGAGATGATAATGCTGATAATGATGGAGATGAAGATGGCGGAGGTCAAGCTGAAGGTGATGAAGGTGGAAATGGTGGAGATGCTGATGCTGGAAATCCTGATGCCAACCCTGATGCTGGTGATGCCACAGGTGGAGCTGATGAGTCTCAAGTGGGGGGAACTGGAGCCGACGATGCTGATGCTGCCGCAGATGCTGGTGAGGATGCTGGTGATGATTTAGCTTCTCAAGCTCAGGCCTTTTTAGGTGGGGGAGTTGATCAATCAGGAGCTGGTGGGTCCATTGCTCTCCAACCCATGGGGGACTCAGCAGTTACAGAAACAACCACATTCACACAGCCACCAACCGCCGCAGAGATAGATGATATAGATCCTTTTCAACCTGGGGCAGGAAATCCTGTTTATTCAGTAAGAGGTTCAACTAATGCCCAAGGAGAAAGTTCAGAGTTTAGAACAGATGTTAATCAAGAACCACAAGCTGAGGCAGATCAACCAGCGGCCCCTGAGGATGTTGATGTAAATACTGAACCAGTTCAACCAAGCACAGCCGAAGCCACAACCCAAGGGGCCGAAGGCGGTGGAGATGTTGCTGGAGATGTGGCAGGTGATGTGGCAGGTGATGTGGGTGGAGATGCCGCAGCAGCAGCAGCAGCCGCAGCAGCTGGAGCTGGAGCAGAAGCAGGAGCAGGAATTGGAGCAGGAGCATTGGCGGCAGCAGGTGTAGCTGCTGAAGCTGTTCCAGTTTTGGGCGGCCTTGTAGCCATTGGCATAGGCTTATATGAGCTCTTTCATCATCATTCTGCTCCTAAACCACCACCAGCCCCTGCTGCTTTAGTCTCACAAAAAGGAGAGTCTGTTATTCCCTCGTTTGACTCTGTTACAGATACTCCAGCCTCACAAGCAGCATTTTAAAAACATTAAGGAATATATATTTTAGGACACTTTTGGAAATATATTATAGAATTAAAAAAAGCCAAAAGTGTCTTTTTTAAAAATACATTTTAATCATTCTATTAATTTAAATTAAAAAAATAAATATTTAGTTTATTTTTTTATTTTTTTTTCTTTTCTATATATATAAAAGAAGATGTTTAAGAATCAAGCACAAGGTCCGTTTATTCCAACTAAGTCTGTTATAGTTAAACCTGAGGCTCAGGTTGATTATAATCCAAAATCTCAGAATCAAGTCCGTTTCTTGATCCCCCAATTTTTAGGTTTTATTAATCCAGCTGATACAACATTAAATTATAAAATTGTCATGTCAGGTAAAGGACACCCTCAGCCAAATGGCAGAGCAGGAGTTCATAGTTTATGGAGAGATGTCCGCATTCGTGATGGCACTGCTCAGAGTACATTAGAAGAACTTCAAGACTATAATGTATTAACTTCAACATGGTGGGGATATACTCAAAATAATTCTATAGCTGCCAAAAGAAACTTATTTGAAGGTCGTCAGGTAAATCCTGATAATACTAAGAATGTTTATTATAATTCTTCAGCTCAAGCATGGCAGGACGGAGCTGTTACAGGAGATTCTCCTTCACAATTAGCCATTAAACAACCAATTTATTCAGGCATTCTTGCTGGTGATAAAGTTTTTCCAGTTGTTGCCACTCAAGGCTTAAGGTTAGAAATGACTCTTGACAATATTCAAAGATCATGTAATTTTCAACAGGGATTTTTAGGATGTGGCACTATTTCAGTTGGTGGTGGAGGGGCTGAAACCATGGCAGCAGGTTCTGAAGCTCTTGGTCTTAAAGTTCAAAAAGCCACAGGAGATGACCAAAAGGCAGCTCTTGGCAGTCCGTTTTCAATTACTATTCAAAAACCAGCTGATGGACCTGGGGGCCGTGGTGTCAATAATGATGCTTTCCCATTTGATAATAATCCTTTCAGTGTAGGTGATAGATTATATGTTAATAATGCCACAAATACTGAGTCATTAGGTGTTATTACAGGTTTCCAAGCCGATGGTGATAAAGATCTTCAAGTTAATTATGTTCCTGATAGAGCCATAACAACTGGCTTAGCCCATACTTACCCTGTTGGAGCTTCAGTTTTTGTTAAGGTTGTTGATAGAATGAATGGAGTTGTTGTTGCCAATGTTCCACAGGCTCAAATTGATGCTGCTGCTGAAGCTGTTAATTATACTCTCAGGGACCTTGAACTTCATTGTTCAGTGGTTTCTCCTCCTGAGGGATATGTTCAAAGCATGTTGAAACAAATCCAAAGTGATAAAGGTTTAGCCATGGATTTTAAAACTTATTCTCTTCATCGTGTCAATCTTAATGCTGTTAATGGTTTAACAAATCAGTTGATCCCAGCCACCAGCATGAGATCTTATTCATGTTTATCTGTACCATTGGCTCAAGATTTCCAAATTGATATTAGAGCAGATAGTATGAGAGGCCAAACTGATGGATGCCAAAATTACCAGTATGTTCTTGGTGGGCATTTAATTCCTGATAGACCAATTGATTTAAGAAGATATTCACTTGCTGCTCCTCATCCTGATGCTCTTCATTTAATTGAAGCAGAGAAAGCTCTTCAGAATTGTGGTTATGGTGTTAGAAATCTCCAAAGAGTTCCTGAAAGATTTTTTATTGGCAGAGCATTTTCCAAATATGGACAAGTATCTGATCTTAATTCAAGAGATTTGTCTTTAAGAGTAGAATATCAAGGAGCCACTCAACAGAAACTATTCAATCATTATATCTGCCATCTCCGCAGAATGGTTGTCAGTCCTGCTGGAGTCCAAGCATTTTAAAAAAACATTAAAGAAATATTAAAATATTAAAAAAAATAATAATATTATTTTTAATTTTTTATTTAGTTTTTTATCTCTTGAAATTAATTTATAATAATTAAATTAATTTTTTTCTTAATTTTATTTTCTAACTATATATAAAATATGAATGTTGAAAGTGTAGAAAAAGCCGAAATATTTCCTCTCAACCCTCCATCTAACTCAGCCTATAGTTTCAAAGGTGGTTTTCCAATTGTTCAGTTTCAAATTGCCAATCAAGACAAGCTTCTTGATGCTTCCACTTTACGATTGAACGGAACCCTAAGAGTCCAGGCCCCAGGAGGAACAGAGGCAGTTCCAGTATTTCCTGCCAATGATCCAACAGCAGCAGCATCAGCCACAAATGGGATTTCACTCTCTAATCGTGTAGGTGTTGCTTCATGTCTCCAGCAGATTACTTTAGCCACCCAATCAAACCAAACATTAGAAGTAATTAGATCTTATGGAAGATATTTATCTTCAGTTATGAGTGTAACACATTCAGACTCTGATTTTAATGGAGCCAATCAACAGGGTAATCCAACAAGTTCATCCAAATCAGGAAACTCAGCCAAAGCTGTTAATGTTGATTTAAGTTTTTCAATTCCTCTAAGGACTGGACTTTTATCTTCAGGTCAGCCAATTCCTTTAGGGACCAATGGATTTAGGGGCATGTTGTTAAATCTTGAATTGGCTCCTGATTCTCAGGTTTTAGGGCCATTATTCACATATAATGCTGCCAATGGTGAGGTCCCTATTCAATTCACAGCAGGAATTGGGGCTTTTTATCAGTTAAGAGATTTATCTCTTACTTATGACCTTCTTGTTCCTGATGAAACAGGTAAAAATGCCATGAGCACCCCAGCCACTGGTCAATTTACTTATAACTCAATTAGTCATTTATATGGTGTAATTAACTCTTCAGATCAAACACAAAATTATAATTTAGGAACATCAAAAACATTATCTGTTTTTCATAATTTCATTCCAACCCAATTAATAAATAATTTCTCAGCAGATGGTTTTGCCACTCGTAGATTGGCCAATTCTAATGGTGGGGCTTATGATCAGGAAGCAGATATTAGGAGAGTTTCATTTATTAGAGGAGGTACTAAGTTTCCATTGGATTATGCTGTTGATGTAAGACAAGGGACCGATGTAAATAGTGGATTAATTGCTGCCAACAGACCACAGACAGATTTAGACATGAGATATATAGATTCTATTAAACCATTTAGTTCTTATAATCATAGTTTAATTTCATTAAATACTCAGAATGCCCTCCCAGTTGAAACAAATATTGTAAATCTTCAGGAGCTTCCTGTTAATAAGGATACTCAAGCGGACCCAAGGCCAGTATTTGGAGCAGGTATTAATTTAGATCCAATGACTAAGAGCGGAGTAGATTTTAAAAATACTAATTATGCCATTAGAATTGAATCAGATCTTGATGGTAATTCTCCTAACTCAATATATTCATATGTTGTGGCTCAAAATACCCTTACATACAGCCCTAATGGCATTATGGTTTCCAGTTAAACCTATTTTTAAAAAGACACTTTTGGAATAATATTATAGAAATTAAAAAAGCCAAAAGTGTCTTTTAGAAAATTATATTAAGAAATATTTAATTTTTAATTTTTTTAAGAATATTATATTTATTAATCAAAATATTAATAAATATTTAATTTAAGTTTTTTTTTAAAATTATTTTCTAACTATATATAAAATGTCTAAATCTCAGTTGCCTCAAGCCTTACTTACAACTCCAATGGCCTCAGTCTCAACCATGAATATAGAGACCAATGTTTTGGATCCTATTGTGATCAATCAACAATTTTGTCGTTTTGTATTAGAAAGAAAAGGGATCCTTGACACAGGTTCTGCCATTTCATTTGCTGTTCAAACCGAAGGAGCCAGGGGATTCTTTCCTTTAAAAACTGGAGTCCATGCTCTAATTCAGAGAGCTGTTTTAAGAATTGGTTCAAAAGTCGTGGCCATTTCTGATGAATATCCACATTATCAAACTATTAGAAGACAATTCAAAACTTCTGAAGAAAAATGTCAAAAAGATATGATTAAAGTCGGTTCTGTTGATGTCTGTTGCCCTTCCAATGCCCAAGATGGCACTTATCAAGTCAGAGATGTTGATTATGATCAAGCTGGAACTGCTGCCACCATTCCAAATGAAGTATTACTTACAGCCGCAGCACTCGGACCCATCTTTTCAATCCGTATTTCAGAATTATTTCCCATGATGAGATCAGTACAGCTTCCCTTATTTTTAATTAATGAACCCTGTTCTATAGAATTATCTTTTTCTCAACAGAACACAGCCGCATCTGTTGGGTCCATCTGTTGTATCCCTGACGGCCAGGCTGAAAATAATTGTTCAGTAAATCTTGATTCAGTTAAGTTTTTAGCCGATTATTTAACTTATGATGACGAACGAATGGACGAAACTGCCAAATTAGTCATGTCTGATGCTGGTATGACCATCCCATATGAAGATGTAATTACTACTATAGCAGACTATCCAAAACTTGGAACAGATCCAACTGGCACAAATGTTGTTCAGCAGAATCTCATCAGAGACTTAGGTCTTTCAGGCATGAATGTCCGAAGCATTGTTTTATCAATGAACTCTCAGGAAGATGATGCTTCTAATGTATTATTAGGAAAATATAAATCTGAAGCTTTCAATGTTCCTGATACTCTTCAGGTCCGTGTTAATGATAGACAACATTTCCCTCGTCCTGTCCAATCTGAAAGTCAAAAAGAATATCAATTATCTCAAGTTTTTTCAACTGATTTATCCATTCTTAATGCTGAATATTCTCTTGATATGTCAGTGGCCAAAACAGGTAAAAATGCCATTACAAACGAAATGCTTACAGCCTCCACCCTTGAAGGACATGCTCAGACAGAATTAACTGGAAAACAGCATTATGAGGGTGTTGATCTTAGTGTTGGATTTTCAAATGCCCCAGGCACAGGTGTCCAAGTTGGTCAGAAGCCAGTCCAAGTATTACATACATTAAACAGAACAGCCGACACCAATGATGACAGGAAAGTTAGATATTTCTCACTTGTTGAAAGAACTATGAATATTAAGGCAGGTATGGTTCAAGTTTCCGCATAAGAATAATATCTTAAGGAAAATTATAAAAAATGATATTATTAACAATATCAATAATATCATTAACATGTTCCTTTAGTTTTTTAATTTATTTTATATATTCTTCTTTAAAATAATAAAAAAATTGATTTTAATTAAAATATAAATAAAAATGCTTAAAAAAATATCTATATATAAATATAAGTATGCCACGAACAAACGGAAGCCGAAATAATTCAGATTATAAATATAAAGTTGAAAAACTAAATGAAAATGATGAAGTCATTACTACAGACTATTTTGTAACTCAAACCGAGGTACAGAACCACACAGGACTGAAAAGATCCGCAGTTTATTTTATGATTCACCACCCTGAAAAACGGAAAAATCATTGTAAATATAAAATATATAAGATGGAGATCCCTCTGCCAGTTTATAAAATGGAAAAAAAGATTGAGGAAGATAGAATATTATTTGAATATCAAAAGCTTATATATTAAGGAATTAAACAGACAAGACTTTTCAGTATTTTTTTAAAAATAAAAAACTATAATAAAAAAAATATTATAGTTTTTTCATTAAGACACATTTGGCATGAAGTATTAAGGAATAAATAAGCCAAAAGTGTCTTTTTTTTTAATTATTAATTTAAACTTTTTATTTTTTTATTTAATTAAAAAAAAATTGATTTTCTTTAAAATTATTTTCTAATCATATTATAAAATAAAATGCTTAAAGGAATGCCAATATATAAATATAAGATGACTGAAACGAAAAAAAATATCAATAATATTAACAAGAACATGAGGAAGTGGAAGGGAAAAAATAATTTTTTAAGAAATTGTTTAAAATATAATACAATTCCTAATTCAAAAAATCCATCTGATGAATGGGCCAAATATAACTCTTGGAAATGGAATAAAGACTCTTATAAACATGGTAATTGGGGCTTGATCTGTGGGAAAAAATCAGATTGTATTGGTTTGGATTTAGACATATATGGTTGGACTGATATGGAAAATCATCCATTTATCAAAATGATTAAAGAAGTATATAATGAAGATTCACTTGAATCATGGTTGAAAAATCAGAAAACATTAGTTGTAAAAACTACTTCAAACGGATTTCATGTTATTTATAAATTAAATGAAAATCCTCTTAGAAATGTCAATGATAAAACATTAAATATTGACATCAAAACAACTGGCGGATATTTAGTTGGAGCTGGTTCTATTGTAAGAAGTAAAATCACAAATGAATGGTCTTCTTATGATGTTATTCATAATATTGAAGATCTTCAACCAATGGATCAGAAATTAATTGATTGGCTTAATAATAATCTTAGTTATGCCAAAAATGTCAAGGAGAAAGTTATTAAAAA